AGCGATGGCAGAACCTTCGTTTTTGACAGGAGCGGCTGAGAAGCCAGACAGTTTGGTTTCCTCTTCGAACGAACGCTCGGAGGTCTCGGTTTCGAAAATCTCTTTATGCTCTTCACCATAACGAGCATACTCAAGACCGAACAATGCGTTCAATCCGGGGAGAAGTTCTTTTAGTAGTTGTGCCCGGGAAATAGCCTTTTAATATGCTCCTTATACGCCAGTGGCGTTGTAATACCGGTGCACACCAAAGTTCCACTTCACGATTACTTCCGTGTAAGAACCGGGGAAACCAGCAATTGCTGTCTCAGGCACAACGTCGATAATACGAACCGGCAGGGTAGTCGTCGTGTTAGACGCATCATTGATGGCTACAGCCGAGTTACCTGTGGTCGTAGAACCGGTGTTCTGAACCAAAGCAGCGTTACGATTAACATCAGTACGGTTTAAGAAACTGATGGTTGTTGTACCAGTGTCACACACTGCAGCTTTGAACAAAGCATCAGGATCGTCCTGCACGTATGCGGACATCGTGGTGTTTGTTAAGCCACCGGGGTAATACTGACGGAAGGTCAGACCAAGTGTCGGATCGACATAGGTGCAACCAAGGAAAACACCAACTGCAGAGCCAGAGTCTGTGGTGGTTAGTTTCGTCACATTACCATCGGAGTTCAGGTTAACAACGTCGCCAAAGAAGATGGCTGTTGCTTCACCAGTACCAATAGGGATTTGACGAGTAGCACCAGCAAACACCTGACCGCCGATCAAATTGATCGGAATAAGCCCGTAAGGGCCTGATACGGTGGGATATGCCATTTTTAAGCCTCGTTAAAAAGTTTAGTTACCTTTACCGAACGACGTTTTAGAAGAACGCTCTTTAAAGAGCGGCATCCTCGGGTCGTTCTCTCTCATGAACGTGTTATCTACGGCTTCCATATTGTCCTTTGTGGCCTTGGCGTAGTACTGCTTACGCTGATCCATAAACTCAACAGGGATTTTGCAGAGTAACAGTCCGGCGACCTCAATATTGTCCTTAAAGCGACTATTGGGGTCAGTTAACATCTGGAACTTAGGCTGCTCTTCAATACGTACAGGTTCCCACCCTTCACGCATCTTCGAAGATGTGTTCTTCGGGTCTTGCTGTCCCATTGATGCAACCCGAATCCAACGATATGCATACCCCGGCTGTTTATCCGGCTCCGGTAATGCGGAAGCTGGTGCCCAAGCCTTGGGGCGCTCTACGTCAGATCGTTTTTCAAGTTCGCGTGCAAGTCTGTTTTCTGCCATTTTAGTTCTCCTGTGTTTTCGCAAATTCCCGGGCATACTGCTCGGGGGTTAAACCTAATCGTTTCGCAATGTTGAGTTGCGATTGTTTAAGCACTATCTTTTTGGAGGATGTGCTACGCGATGCCGGAGCAACTACTGTGGCAGGTCTATCGGTGCGCGTAACGGGCTTGCCGCCCCCGTTCGTCGTTTTTACTTCATCTCCGAAATTCTCCGGAAATTTGTCACGTATTGTTTTGTCAATACGCTGGTAATACTCGTCAGTCGTTGCATAAGCCTGGCCATTTTGTGCAACTAAGTCTTCGTGTAGACCTAATGCCAAACTAGTCATAAGCCTATCTTTACCGAACCAAGGATTTCGCTCTTGCCACGAACTCGCTTTTGGATCCGGTCTTGAGACTGGCTCTGGGAGACTATTTACAGGAATTTCTTGAGTTTGTAAAGGGGGTCTGTAGTTTTTAATCTGCTGGAGCTTATAATTAACCGTAGACAACTGTTCCTGAGCATCAACTAATTTGTCAGAATCGCCAGAGTCGTAGGCTTCTTTATAGGCTTTTTTAGCCATTTCCATCTCAAGTTCGGCAGCCCCTTTGGCCGTATCTATGAAGGATTTCTCCCCCTCAGTCAGCCTGGATTTCAGGCGCCGATTCTCTTCAATCGCCCTTTGGGCAAGAGATATGGCCTCTTCTCGCTCCCTTGCAGCTTCGTCTTTAGCCCGACGTTCATCGTGCCAGACCTTTTTCATCTGCTTTAAGCGCTCTTTAACCCTGTCAGAGTATTCTTCTAATTCATCTGGGGGCAAATTCTCTAACTCTTCGCGCAAACTTAGAGGTAACGGAGTTCTGTTACGGTCTCCCTTTGGCGTGTCGTCTTGAACTTCTATATCAAAATCAGGCTTCTCGCTACTTTCTACGGGTTTACCCTGATCTTCGCCCTCTATTTCAAATTCAAAATCGGGCTTTCCTTCTGCTTCTTTTGGTAAAGGCATTTCTTACTCCTATTTGCGGCTGATTCCACGGGGATCTTCAACCACCCCCTCGACGGAATCATCGTTGATGATGCGGAACTCACGGCCATGAATCTTTAGCCGCGTACCTGCGTGTGGGCGCACGAGAATAAAATCCCCTTCCTTACACCAAGGCCCTGATGGGAACCTTGCGGCGTCCTTATAGCAATCCGGCCCCATCTTGACCACAAAAAGAACCGTTGTGAGTAGTTCTTCATGCTGGAGGGTTAGATCAGATTTAATAATTCCGCTTTCATACTGCTCCTCTATGTTAGGAATCCCACACAAAATGCGGTATCCCGAGGGGTCTGGTAACTGTTTAGCCTTCCTATCGTCGGTGTCGGGTAATACAGTTGCCTCGCTTGGGTCATCGGGGTTTGTGCCGATTAGCAGTTCAGTCATCAGAGCTTTCCATCCTTTCTTTGGTTTCTATAAGAATATTGTTTGCGATCAGTAAGCCACGGTAAATGCCACAAGCGTATTGATACGCTCCAAAATCTTTGGCCTTACCTAAAACTGCGTCCTGTTCGATTACTTTCATTTCCTCGCGTATCTTGTCTGAAAGATACTTGAGAAGGTCATTACTCATTTACTCTCCTTTTTTGGAAGGTTGGGTTCTACCACTAAGCCGAAGAAGTTCTTTGTCCCTCTCCAGCCTAATTCTTTCATCATCAGCAACGGCACGAACAAAGTCCCCGCCAGCTTTAAGTTTGAGCCTCTCATCTTCAGCGGTTGCCTCCACCATTGCGTTAGCGGCGGCAATCTTTTCCTGAGACTGAATTCTTTGTCGTTCAATCTCTTGTTGCTGAACCTTGAGTTTGGCGTCTGTCTGATCCTTAAGCGTTTTGCGCTGAAGATCCTGACCTTTAAGCTGAAGTTCTTGCATTTGCATCTGGATGATTGGGTCTTGCGCCTGCTGTTGCGCTTGTTGTTGCGCGGCAGCAGCTTGGTTCTGTTGAAGCAACTGCTGAGATGCTTGGGCAACCAGTCGAGATAAGGCAAACTCAACATCTTCTGGGATTGGCTCGTCTTCCTCAAACGTCGGTATTGGTGCTCCGACCTGCTGCTCAATCTGATTGCGGTACATATATCCAAAGTGCTCGGCAATGTGTGACTGTAGTGCAGCCATCATTTGCTGTGCCATTGGGTTTTGACCAATCATTTGTGCAGTCATTGGATCCTGCATAAATGTTTGGTGGGTTGTAATATGGGCTGCGTGATCTTGGTAAGCAAAAGCCTTGAGTGGCTTATTCTTAATCACGTCCATATTTTCTGAAATCGGATCGCGTGGTTTTTGATCGTCTTGCATAGGAACTAATTTGGCTGCGTTCTTAATGCCCAAGACTTCCAGCATCTGCCGATGTAAGTAAGGTAGATCATAGAGTTGTGGTGCCCCCTGAGCCAACTGCATGACTGCCTGGTACTGAACTACCTTTTGCGACATGGTTGCCGCATTAGGATCTGATACAGGGATTACGTCTACATCATCGTAGTCTGACTGTTTAGCCCGTGGAGCGCCTTCTACCGGCTCATACGAATACTCTTCTGGGGTGTAGTCACGGATGATGTTTTTAAGGAGTTTGAACTCCTGCTTCATGCTGTAGTGAATACGCGCCTGGACGGCAGACATCACTTTTAGCGTGCGCTCCAATATAGCCAGCGTAGTCCCGACCGGGGACTGAGCGCTCATGTCGGATACCTTCAGATCCGCCGCACTAGCGAACCGGCGGCCTTCTTCAACAATGGTGCCCAATAGGGTATACAACACCTGCGACGGCTCCTTATATGGGAGCGTCATGATGTTGTCTTTAATCGTGCCAGAGGCTACGTCTACATCTCGGAATTCCGCCGGAGCGATTGGCGTGTCATCACCCTTAACCCGAAGACCTTTTGTTTTGAATCCTCCGGGGAGATTCGAGAGAGTACCAGCGTCAACAAGTTGGCGAATAATAGAAGTGCCAGACTT